GCCAACATTTCCAATCTCAAAGAACTTCAAGCTAAACGCAAAGAAGTTGATGAGGTGGTTGAGTGGGCTGAGGATATTATGTTCAATTCCGAAGACCTTTCTGCCACAGACGTGGCGGTTACGGTGGACGGAAAGGAATACACCAAGGCTGACATTCGCGAGTCTCTTAAAAAAGCCCGTAAAGCCCGTGACAAGTTCATTCCTGCGCAATTCTCGGAATTGCAAGCGAAAGATCAACGAGGCCAGCTTGAAACAGCTTTCAAGCAACAGGCTAGGCAAGAGCTCAGTTGGCTTGAAAATGAGGATAATGACACGCGTAAGCGGTTTCAGGCGATGGTTAATGACCCTCGTCTCAAAGCGGTAAAAGATGCCGTTCCCGACATTGCTCCTCAGATTGACTACCTCATTGCCCATGCAGCCAACTCCATGTATGGCCGCAAGCTCATTGAGGATAAGCCTAAGTCTCCGTCAATCAATCCTCCATCTAATCCATCCACTTCTGCATCGTCATCCGAAAGGACCGACTCACGAATGGACAAATCCCTTAAGGAAATTGAAAGCCGATTTAAACAATCAGGAAGTTCCAGCGACTTCATTGCCTTGCGTGCAGCTCAAATCTCAAAACGTAAAAACTAATCATGTCATTCAGTAACACCTACGATACTACCTCTCCCGGTAGCGCGGCCCTCAATCGTGAGGACCTTCAGGACGCCATGTCGATGCTGGCTCCTTCTGAGACCCCAGTTCTCAGCTCCGCCGACAAGTTTAAATGTAACGGCACCTTCGTTGAGTGGGGCGTAGACAAGCTGTCTACCCCAAGCTCAGCGGCTGTTAGCGAAGGCGCGGATGTCACTGACTTTGACGACAAGTTCGAGTCCGTGGCGCGTTTGGGCAATTATGTCCAGAAGCTCCGTCGTTCCTATCGCGTGTCTGATTTGCAGCAGGCTGTTTCCTCGGTTGGACCGCAGGACATTGCCCGTGCTGAAATGAAGGCCGTTAAGGAACTCAAGCGTGACGTCGAGAAGACTCTTCTCGGCACGCAGGACCGTGCGGCTGAAAATGGTGGTGGCACTGCCTACACCCTTCGCGGCCTTGGGGATTGGCTTGATTCGGCTGGTCCATCGGACGTTCCGGCTGACTATCGCACGCCATCGGGCTCGATTCATTCGAGCGGTGCGTTCACGGAAACCATCCTCAACAACCTGATTACGTCGATCTATCGCGTGAGCGGCGTCACCAACAGCCTTACGCATGTTGCTGACACGGCTCTTCGCCGGGTTATTAGCGAGTTTGCTCGCGCTGACCCATCGACGGGTCCAGTCCGTACCTTCAACAGCGATTCTGCTTCTGGCATGATTAAGCTGTCTGTTGGTCAGTATCAGTCGGATCATGGCATTGTCACGATTGTTGACATGAATCCTGACTGTGCTCCTAACACCACGGACAAGGACACCGGCTATCTGGTCAATCCAGAGTTTTATGCGGTCGGAGAACTGATTCCGCTCGGTAGCACCCGTCTGCCAAATCTTGGTGGCGGCGAACGCGGCTACGTCGATTGGACTGGCACCTTGAAGGTCGGACATCCCGGCGCTCACGGCAAGATCACGGACGTTACCGCCTAACCTCAACTAAGGAGACTACTAAAATGGCTAAAGTTTCTATTAACGAACTCGGTGCATTCACCGATGTTGTCCGCTTGGACTACAATGACCTGATTGCTATCGGTAACGGTGGCACGCGGATCATTGCTAAGCTCCCAGCTAATTCGGCGGTTGAGCTTGTTGGTGTTGCCGAGACGGTGGCTGTAACGGGGTCTACCTCGTTGGTCATCGATGTTGGCACCACGGTTGGCGATCCCGATGAGTTCATCAATGCCTTGGATGTGGACGCTATGACCGTTCCAGTGTTTAACACGGGCGATCAGTTCACTTCGGGGTACAGCGCAGCGGTTAAGGCTGTTGCTTCTGAAACCGACGTTTACATCAAAGTGACGGACGCGGCTGTTGCGTCGATCACTGCTGGTGAAATCGTAATCGGCATCCGTGTGCTTGATCTGAACAAGTTCTCGTAAGACCAAGACACGCTGGTAGAATGGGGGCGCATCCTTGAGAGGGTGCGCCTCCTTTTTTATGCACATACTTACGAGCATCCCCGGTGAGGGGGCTGTCAAGGACGCCCTAATCCGCGAGATTAAGACTGGCTTCCAACTAATTAAGGCCAACGAGAAAAAGGAAGAGATTGCTGCTGCGCATGAAGCTGAGAAGTGGAAGGGTCATAAGACCATTCCCGGCTTGGGTAAGGCAGTGGCGTTCTATCCTGCTGACGAGTATTTTCGCCTTATTCGCAAGTTTGGGCGGCATGAGGTGAACAGCAAGGAATTCATCCGCTACCATCAGAAGAAATTCCCGCATCTTTCCCCTAACAAGATTTAATGCAAACAGACACCTACAGCAACATGGTTGCCCTTGTGAAGGGGTTGAGCGGAAACACGGCTTTTACCCCTGCTGAAGAGGTGTTGGTGGGCAGTTTCATCAACAGGCGCATTTACAATGCCTATCGGCGGTATGCCTATTGGCCGCGCTACTTGGTTCTTGGCGAAGCTAGGGCAGCTTCTAGTTCTACGATTCCGTTTGATCAGCCTACGCTCAACTCAATCGATACGTTCTTTCGGATCTACGATCAACCGCCATACGTTACGAATAGCGTTGATGAGTTTGAGTTTGTGATTACGTCTTCTGGTGCTCAGGTTATCAGCAACGTAGACACCTTGACGACTTTTTACGTCGATTACAAAAAGCGTTGGGATGGGGATTACAACAACACCACCAACCAAAATGTTCCATTGGAGTTCTTCCATTATGGGGCTCATGCGGCTTTTGCGGACTTCCTTCGGTATGACGAGCAAAATGAAAAGGCTGCAACTGAAGAAGCTTATGCGGAAAGCCTTCTTGTGTTAGAATTGGAAAACTCAATGAATCAGCGCAACGCCAACCGGACTACGCGCTTCCGCAGTCACGCAACTTCTCAATCCCGATTTTAAGTTATGGCTAACTCACGCATCGTAAACACTCCGTCCCAAGCCATCCCGCAGGGTGGCACCACGCACACTCAAGTGACAATCGGGGGAACGGCTGCTGCTGTTTGTTCCTCGTTGAGTGCTGACACCACCCATGTGTTTGTTCAATTCACCGGAGCTAATGCGCGGGTTACGTTTGATGGATCTACCAATCCGACAACGTCTCTTGGTTTTCAATATCCTGATGGATCTACGGCTTATTGGGCGCGGACCATGGCTTTGAAGGCAAAGGCCATTCGTGACGATGCTACGGACGTTGTGGTGGAAGTTCAGCAGTTGAACTACCTGTAATGGCCAACGTTTTCGAGACGTCTTTGCTTTGCCGTCAAGCTTCGGTGAATAACCGGGTTAGACCGCAGTTTGCCGATCCTATCTTTTGGTCTGGTGTTTTGATTAGCACTCCGGACAACCCAACTCCTCCGCTTTTGCAGTATACGTTGATTACTGACACGGGTGATGAGCTTGTGGATGAGTTTAATAACCAGCTTGTAGCCGCTTTTTAAAATGCCTAACATTCGCATCAAAGACATTCCGACGACAGCTTCAGCTACGTCGTCCACAGACTTCATTGCAATTGATGGTGCGACAAATGGCACGCGAAAGCTAAGTGCGGATAGTCCTGTTTTTAGCGGCAACGTAACGGTGAACGGCGGCACAGTCGGAACCGCAGCGTCAACCAACCTCACCCTCGCAGGTGGTAGCAGCGGGGCGAC